GAGCAAATTAAAAAATCTTTAGAAAGATATGAGGAGTTGGCTGAAAAGCAAAATAAAAGCACCCAAGAGATGCAAAATATGGATATAGAGCTGCAAAATCTAAACAGATTGTTTGGAGAAAATGTAACTCAAATAAATGAAGAAACAGGAGCTTTAGAAATTAACAGGAAAGAGTTATTTAGACAAATACAATTAAGAAAAACTCTCCAGTCTGAAACAGCTATTCAGCTAATGGCAGAACGAACTGATATTGAAAAACAGTTTGAAAACCAAATGGATTTGCAGAAAAAAATACAGGAGTCTTTTGCAATAGCTACACATGGTATGACTAAAGCAGAAAAAGGGCTACTTCAAGCATATCTTGATTATAGAGGTGAGATACCCATGCTTCACGAACACTCACAAGAGATGCACTTAGCAGCTATGAATATGTTTGATAATCCCAACTTTCAAAAAGCTATGTTTTTAAGAGAAGAATTAGATAAAATGCTAGACGAACAAGGGGGAGATGCAAACACAAGGTTGGCTGAAATAGATGCAGAACTTAACAAGTTAGGTATAAGTTTAGAGGACTTAAACAAGGTTTACTTAGACTCATTCTTAGGCGACACAGGTGAAAAACCTAAAGGGGGTAAGCCTGTTACATCTGAGGGTGAATCAGGTGGTCTTACACCAGCAGAATTAGCAGAAATAGAATTAAATCAAATTCTTAGCAACGAAAAGCTAAAATTCGCAGAAGGCATCATAAAAACAGAGAAAGAATTAAATTCTGAACTTCTTAGATTAACTTTAGAACATACAGATAATGTTTTACGAACAACAGAATTGAGTGTTGAACAAAGAGCTAGTTTAGAAACAAAATTAGCTGATTTAAAAGCAAAACAAAGAAAACAAGACCTTAAAGAAACAGAAGAAAGTGAAAAAGCTAAATCTGACCTTATAAAAGCTAACATAGATAACGCTATGACTATTGGTAGTTCTCTTACACAAATAGGACAATTAATGGGTAAAAACACTGCTGCTGCAAAAGCAGGTATGGCTATTACTAAAGCTGCTAGTGTTGCTAGTGCAATAAAAGGTATTATTGATGCTAAGGGAGCTATCACAAAGCAGGCAAAAGATGGTGACCCTTTTAGTGCTTTTGCTCGTATGGCTATAATGGCTGCTGCTGTTGCACCTCTTATTGCTAGCCTTCTTGCTCTTAAAGGCGAAGCAGGTGGTAGTGGAGGAGCAGGTGACGTACAAAGAGCAAGTACAAACGCAGAAGGAACAGCTACATTTGCTAGAGGAGGTTTGACTAATGGTGGTGTATTTCAAGGTGCTTCTCATGCTAATGGTGGTGTTAAGTTTGCAGTAGGTGGTAGAGTTATGGAAGCAGAAGGTGGTGAAGCAATAATTAACAAGCGTTCTACATCAGCTTTTAGACCTATATTATCTGCTATAAACTCTTTCAATGGCAATGGTGTTAAGTTTGCTGATGGAGGATTAATTAGTTCTGGAGAAAGATTTGCTTTAGGTGGTGAGCTAAGAAGCATACAAAATATTGTAAGTAATAATGCAGGTGCTTCACAAGTTATAGTTGTAGAGAGTGAAGTTACAACAACACAAAATAGAGTATCTGCATTAGAGAGTCAAGCATCTTTCTAACAATTAGATGTTAATAAAATATTAATAACTTTTTGCAAAGTTTTACGTAAATGTATAAATTAGATTATGGCAATACGTCAAAATAAGCTTGAAATAATCAATCAGTTTGTAGAAAAAACTTATGATGAAATAAAAGCTAAATACTCTGAAGAAGCTGGTATTAAAAATGTTTTACATTTTCTTATAGAAAAAGGCTTAGTTGACCCTAAAAAACTAAGAGATTATATGGTAATGTCAGATTTTGCTGCAATGTTGAAAAAAAACAAAGGCAAGGTTGTTTATGCTTTTATGGATTTATCTGTTAAGTACGATATAACAGAAAGAACAGCAGCTAATATTGTATATAAAAGAAGTAAGAGTTTTAAAAAAGAATACAACATTAGATAAAAAATTCCAACTTTTTCCTATCCAAAATAAAGGTATATCGTATTTTTGCAAAATGAATAACTGGTACACTTTTGAAAACAATGCAAGTTTTGTGGAAATTTCTATTTATGACGAAATAGGAGATTATGGAACTTCAGCAAAAAACTTTATACAAGATTTAAAATCAGCAGGAGATAAAAACATTAACCTTAGAATGAACTCTGTAGGTGGTAGTGTTTTTGATGGTCTTGCTATATATAATGTATTAAGAGCACATAAAGGTCATGTCAATGTAAAGATTGAAGGTTTGTCTGCATCTATTGCTAGTATTATAGCTTTAGCAGGAGATAAAATAGAAATGGCTGAAAATGGATTTTTTATGATACATAATCCTTTTGGTAAATCAGCAGGTGATGCAGAAGATATGCGTAAAACAGCAGATTTACTAGATAAGATTAAACAAGAGCTTGTATCTATCTATGCGAGTAAAACTGAGTTAACAAACGAAGAAATCTCAAATATGATGGATGAAGAAACTTGGCTAACAAGTCAAGAGGCTAAAGAGATGGGTTTTATAGATGTTATTACAGAACCTATTAAAGTAGCTGCAAGTTTTAACTTCTCTAAGTTTACTAATGTAAATGAGTCAGAAGTTAGAAACAAACTAGAGTTAATTAGTAATATTAAAAAAACGAAAATGACTGACGAATTGAAAAATTGGTTTAATGGTGTTAAAGATGAAATAATTAATGCTGTTAAGGGTAAAGACGTAGATGAAAGCCCAGTTAATGAAGTTTCTGTTGTTCTTTCTGACAATGACGAGGTAGTTAACAAACTTACTGACTTATCAAATGAGAAAGAAGAACTTTCAAATATCGTTTCTGAAAAAGAAAGTAAAATTTCTGAATTAGAAAACAAGATGTCTGAATTGGAAGCAGAGTTAGCGAAATTAAACGCTACAGAAACAAAACTAGAGGCAGAAAATGACCCTGCAATTAACAAAGCTGATATGAAAGCTGTTAATGAGTGGGAAGTTTTCGCTAAATCATTATTAAAATAAAAATAAAAAATTATGGCTAATACTGTCGCAAGTTTACCTACAGTAAATAAATATGATGTAAGTAAATTTATTTTAGAGCCTCTATTTATGGGGCAAGATTATATGTCTTATATGGACATTATGCCTAATGTGTCTGGAACTGTTGTTATAGATAAGTTCAAGCAATTAGGTGGAATTACTAACGCTTTTTCTTCTTCAGCTTTTACTGCTGAAACAGGTGAGATAGGTGATACTGTTACTATTACTCCTGTTCGTAGAGAAGCAGAAATTGCATTTGCAGGTAATTCATTATACAACAAAATCAAAGGTCAACTAATGAGAGGTGGACACGAATTTGATAATGTTGATGGAACTATCGTTAAAAACATTTTATTAGACCTTATTGGACAAGGTGTAAAAGCTGACTTTAACAAGCACCTTTGGTTATCTGATGCTTCTGCTTCAGATGCTTTTGGTGATTTTGATGGTTTGTTTGATGCAGCTTTTGCTGTAACTGCAAACAGACACAATAGAGGAACTTTAGCTACTGAACAAACTACTGATGCAGCTTTAGTTGCAGGTCGTGGTTTAGACATCTTAAAAGGTCTTTATGAAATTGCTTCTCCTGAATTATTAGAAGCTGGAAATCATGTTTACTTTGTTTCAGGTGATATTGCTGATGACTACATGGCTACAAACTTAGAAAATTCTAGTTTTGCTGCTGCTGGTTATGGAGCTATGGTAAATGGTGTTCCAAACCTTACTTACAGAGGTATTCCTATCATTGTACGTAGAGATTGGGATGTTGCTATTGCTGCTAACGTTGCTAACATTAATGGTGCTTCTACTGCTGTAGAAACACACAGAGCAATGTTAACTACTAAAGATGCTTTCGTTGTAGCAACTGACTTCAATGAAAACTCTGTTGAGCAGTGGTATTCAAATGACAATAAAGAATATCGTTTTAGAGTATCTTACTCTATAGGATGTGCATTAAAAGATGCTAAATTAGCAACTTACTACACACCAGATAATATGTCGTAAATAAATTTAGGGGGATGAAATATGCCCCCTAATAATTTTAACTTTAATAAATAATAATAAAATGGCAATAGAAGCATTAGGAGTAAATCACGACGATTTAGAATTAAGAGGTGGTTTACGATATATAGCAATAACTGACTTTACAGATGCAACTGGCGTAACTTTTGATGATACTGGTGACCATGCTGTTTCTGCTGTTACAGCAGTAGCTGATGCAGTGCTTTTTGATTTAAAGCAAGGCACAGGTTCATTAACTACTACTGGTACAAAAGAAGGTGGTACTATTATGTTTGAGCACACTATTTCATTTTTTGTTCCTAACATTTCTTCTGCTCATCTTAGAGCATTAGAATCAACTAGAAACAAAAAATTAATGGTGTTTGTTCAAGATTTTAATGGAGCTGCTTATGTTATAGGTTGTTCCAAAGAATACGCACTAGAAGATGATTTTGCAAACCAGCAGATGTTTGCTACTGTTTCTTCAATAGAAGGTGGTACAGGTGCAGCTTTAGGTGATGAAAATGGTGTTACTGTTACTATCACTTGTCAATCAGGAGAATTACCAAGAGCATTTAGTGGTACATTTAACCCTGATTCATCAGATGGTACAGTAGCTATATCGTAACAATAATAAATATACAATAGTTAGGGGTCTTTCCCCTAGCTATGTATTTTTTTAATATATTAGCATTATGTATAAATCAAGATTAAAAAAAGGAGTTATCAAGTTTCGTGATACTAGACTTAGAGTAGATTGGTCTAACGCAACACAAGAACAACTAAAAGAGGTTTATGAAAGAGGTGATAATGACTTAGTAATAAAATTAGAAGATGCAGCACCTAAAAAAACCAAAAAGAAATCAAAAGCAAAGTCAAGTAAAGACAGCTCAGACAAAGAGTAGTTTTAACACTAAGTATGCTTTTGTAAATATAAGCACACCTAACGTAGATAGAGAGGTAAAGCAAATAGATAGAGTAAGAGAAGATTATATACCATTTGGTAAGGATAATCTTTTTCCACAATATCTTGCTGATTTAAAAAGACACTCATCAACACATAGGTCTGTTCTAGCACAAAAAACTACATTTACTACTGGTAGTGGTTTTAAAACAGAAAACAATAAATTAAAAGAGTTTATATCAGACGTAAATGCTGATGGAGAAACACTAAAAGATTGTTTTAAAAAATTAGCTGATGATTATTACACTTATGGAAACGCATACCTAGAGGGTGTTGTGTATGAAGGTGGTGTTAATTTTTATCATAAAGATGCTGCAACAGCTAGAGTAAGTAAAAATAAAAAGAGTATTTGTTTTCATCCTGATTGGGATAATTACAAAAGAACACCTGAGAAAAAGCAGGTTATTCCTATCTATCCTGAAATAAAAAGTGACCGATTTGTAATTCACTATAAAGATTATGAAAGCACATTTAGCTTTTATGGTTTACCAGATTATGTTGCTGCACTAGAGCACATAGCAATAGATTATGAAATAGGTAAATTTAACCATACAAATTTTAAAAATGGATTTAGTCCTTCTGCAATAGTAACAGTAAATGGTGATTTTGGTGAAGCAGAAGCAGAAAAGTTTGTAGAAACTGCTAAAGATACTTTAACAGGTAGTGGTAACAATTCAAAGATATTATTCCTTGTAAAGAACGCAGATGAAAGTAGAGGTACAGATGTCCAGATTTTAAACAACAAAGAAGATGGTGACTTTTTAGATTTACAAAAATTAACAGACCAAAATATAATAACTGCTCATAGATGGCAACCAGCACTTAGTGGTATAGTATCTTCAGGTAAGATGAATAACACTGGTAGTGAGATTAGAATAGCTTATGAACTAGCTATGTCAACAGTTATAAAAGATACAACTAATATATTATTAGACCCAATAAAAAAGGTTATAAATACAGAGCTAGGAATAGATACAGAAGATTTAACTGTGATTTATGAACCACCAATATCATTCTTATCAGACATAGACCCAAAACAAGTTCTTACGATAAATGAACAGAGAGCTATGTTACACAAAGATTTAGGTAAGTTAGAAGATGGTGATATGTTACTAGCTGATAGACAGCTAATTAGAGTAGAAAAACAAGAAACTATAACAAGAAATTAATATGGCAAACGTAAGACAATACAATAATTTAGTAACTGCTTCTGAAGTAATATCTAATGCTTTTACAAATCAAGCAACAGATACAGCTTTGATAACTAATAGCATTATTGATATTGCAGAATTAGCACACATAAAACCAGAATTAGGATTAGATTTTTATGAAGAAATAAAAACACAAAATCATAACTCAACATTAACATCTGACAACACAGTTTTAATGAATGACTTTTTAAAGCCTGCACTTTGTTGGTTTGTACGTTTTGAAGTTATGAACGAAATACAATATAATACAACTTCTGCTGGGGTTGTAGTAAATGTTTCTGATTTTAGCACACCTGCTAATGTAGAGCAATTCAACCAAATGAAACAAGACACATATAGAAAAGCAAAAGTATTTCTTGATGATATGATAGCATTTATACAACATGAAGACCAGTCAGGAAAATACACTTTGTTCGGTCATGATGGTGATTCATCTATGCCAGATGTTGACCAAGCAACTAAACTTAATGGAATAATATTTTACTAATGGCTACAAATTTTCCAACAAAAGGC